CTAGTAACCACCGGCGATCTGCCGGAAGCATGAGAAGGATCTCAGGCTCGATGACTTAGGCCCCTCACGGGGCCGTGTCACCTACTTCCATGGATGGAAGTGTCGTCGAAGGACTGTTCTCGTCTGCTTTCTCCTTGCAAAAGCCAGGAACCCATTCTGTGAAGAAGAGGAACCTGAGCTACCCCGTAAAGGGTCAGGAGGCGGGCTACTACGTGGAAGGCTGTATAAAGCAGCACTATACGCAGTTAGACCTGCAGTAGAATGGAGTATAGGAGAAGAATCAAGCGTGTAATACGCGTGACCTTCCCAACCATTTTTATAGAATCTTGACTTAAGTTTTTCTCTTAAATCAGGATTTGGTTCTATAAAATGGCCATCCCCATAACCGTCTGGACCGACTAACCGATGATACGCTCTTGGAACGAGCGACCTCAACGATTCATATAAAGTTCTGATACGCGGATCGAAAAGATCCGGGTCCCAGCGCCTTATATGATTACACCAGCTTATTAGGCTGGCGTTAGTAGGTCTCCGTTTAAGGAAAAGAGGGCGAACAGCAACACCCAAGAACCAATCACTACCGCAGGACTCACGAAAGGGTCCGGCGGAAAATGATTTAGCGTGATTTACTGAAAAGCCGCAGCACTCAAGAGTGCTACAAAGCAGTTCATATGCAGCTGTGGGGACGATAATATCGTCACCAAAGACGTTTACGGACTCAGTAGTGATACCAAGTGCGGCGCAAGTTGCGCGAGCTAGAACCAAGAAAATCAAGGTTTCTAACTCGAACGTATAGCCATTACCCATAGACGAAAATTTATGAAGTTCATAATATTTTCCATCATATGTGTAAGCAGGCGATCGGCAAGTATTAAGTAAATCATACCAAGGTTCCGGCAGGATATTCCAGACTACAGCTTTCGATATTAAATCGGAAGCAGAAGAGAGATCAATAGTAGCTAAATCGCCTCGAATCGAACCGAGACGACTAAGCATTTGATTCCTCGTTTGGTCTGTAGTATCACAGCCGGCTCTTTTAAGGCGGGTCCTAATATATTTGCCGATCCCTAGCTGAACGAAAGAGTTCAGTAAGGGCTCAGTGCAAATAGTTCGGTCTGTCTTAGAAGTCTTGGGGACGAAACCTAGCTCGCTACCGTAAACCAGTTGAACCTCAGCCTTAATGGCAACAGGTCCAAATCTGGAAGGTACTTCTTTTGAAAACCTGGAATTCACCCACGAAGGGCAAGTTTCAAGAATCCGAGGAAGGAACGGGCGTAGGTTCAAGGTGTAAGTCAAATCAGCATTCAACTTGTCATGAACTGACGTGTTTTTATGCAAATTGACATTATTACCTGGTCCAAAACCAAAATCCAATGTTTCCAAAGAGGGACACGGACCGAGAATACTCTCAATTTTTCGCCGCGCGGAGTCGAATACTCCGCGTTCAGCGCGCTTCCCGATGAAGGGAGCGTTGGGGGTAGTCCAGTCTGTGTTCATTTGATAACATTTGATCTCGGCTTTGATGAACGACTTCATTGCTTCTTCTTTTGTGTCGAAGACACGAGGGAAGATCTCTGACTTAGAAAAAAGTTTCGTTGATTGATAATCAAAGAAAAATGCATCGGGAGTGAGGTAATCATTAGCATCAATATTCATTTCTAAATATTGATTATATTCACGGTATTTTAGCCGTAAATAAATGCCAAGTGATACACCACTATCGATACTTTCTAGGAAAGGGATGCAGGAAGTCGAGAGCTTATCAAAAGATAGGTCTCTCCTCGACGAACGAAAGTTCGTCTTGAGAAATTGTTGTAATTTCTTGTTCATCAATGTCCTTTAAACTGTATGTAAACGCACCAGTTGCAACAACAGTTGCAATTGGCAACAGATAGCGTCTTATAAATTTAGGCACCTTATGAGGGTGTCTATCAGTATAAGCCGCGACTTCCTTTATAAGGGCCCGCATGAATATTTTCATGACGGGAATCCTTAATAAGGTAAGGCCATCAGCGTTACGAGATCATCCATGACTGCATGCGAAAATAAATTCGTGGGCAATTTCATGAGATGGTCACGCTCCAAGCCAGATGCTCGATCCGGGATTACCCATTCAGCTTTGAACATAAGTTCATAAGCCTTGGTTGGTCCGGGAGTAAAGCCGCTGGCTGCGGTAGCAGCAGTTTCAAGGACTGGATAGACCAGCTTGACTGTCACTTTGTGATTCCGGCTACTTTTATCAGGTAGACGGTTCCCAAGAGTAATGACCGGGTATCCGATTGCTACGCCACTTGATCTATCGTGGTAAGTAACCAGACCAGGTTCATTCTTTGCGGGTGCGAACGTGCGTGCTACAGGTGTAGCTGCACCGTCGTTTATGGTAATGTCAGCTAATGCTGCCATGATTTCTTCTCCTTGAAGGAATAATTAAGGAACGCCAGCGATCTTATGATCACTTAAAAACGTTACTTAATAATGCTAAGGCCGTGATAGTCTTATTAACCCCCAGAGCTTCTTTAAATCCTTTTGAGATTGTAGGAAGCGATGGGTACGGGGGATAGGTAATAAGTGGTTCTCTTTCGAGGTAGAAACTCTTGCCTCGAGCAGATTGACCACCAGATACTTTATCCCACGTCCAAGTAGACCAGTTGAAACTCTCGATTTGAGAAATTCCAGCCTGATACTTGTCGGTTGTTTTCAGCGTCAATGTGCCATCAACAAAGTTGAGACCCATTGTAGCGTCAAGACTATTAAGGACGTCACCGACAGGAACAAACCAGTCGACGACAAAGCTAAAGGGGAGTAACTCCCAAGCGAAGATGGCAGGGTTTGTTAAACCCAAGCCAGCTGCGGTTCGGAGGGAAGGATTGCTAACACGTGAGTAAATCACGTATTTAGCAGAAACTTTCCGCTCACCAGTAGCAAAGCCCTTAAGGCCAGAGGATGAAACGAAGGTATACGGAAAACGAGACGAACCAGTTCCTAGAGTGCGGATATCGGACGAAGAGTTATCACTCATCGCACGAGCCATACTTTCAGAAGCATTGTAAGTATCGTTTAACAAGGGTTTCCAGCCATACTTGATTTCTAACCAAGTAGAAGCTGCAAATTCCCTTCCAGATTTGGCAAGATCGCCAGTCCTAATTGCCTGCTTACGCTTCGAATTACTTCGACGAATAAGTGAACGGTAATGAGGACCGCTTCCGGCTCCAAGAGCCTGAAAAGCACTGGGTATATCAAAACGTTTCAAATGCCGCATAGTGGTAGCTAATCTAGTAGCGGTGGCTCCAACCATTGTAAGTGCTTTGGGCAATTCTGCACCAGAGACTGCAAGGTTGAACTCACCTTCCTTAATATTAGCATACACACCTTCTGTAGCTCTAGCAATTGCTTCGGCTTTCATCTCCTCGATATTCCCGTAGCAGACGGTTCGTCCAGAACCGCCTACTCCGGTAAATGAAGCTGTCTGGCCCGATTTATTAAAAGGGCCTTTAGTTTCATTTCGAGTTGCTGACAGAACGGCATACGGATTAGTAGGCAAAACTTCCCCACGTGCTATTTTTCCACGATAGTCAGGTGTCCGAGCTTGATACTTACCGAGAAATCGAGTGTATTGTTTATATACACCGGTATCGGAAGTATCAGTCTCTTCGACATTGACAATTTCGTTTAGGACTCTAGACATGGTGAATCTCCTACTAGTTCGGTTCCCTGAGGGATGACGAACGTGACGAGGGTAGACTTATCGATATATTCATCAGCCGACCAGAAATAGCTTTCTAGGAAATTCAAGACGTCACAATAAATGTGAACGATCTCGATCCCGTAAGCGAAGTCTGAGAAGGAAGAGAATAACCGACCGGTCTGTCTCTCGCAAAGCCAACGAGACCTTGAATCCTTGGAAGATGACCAATATGCAACGAAATCGGATAGCTTAGGCAAGTAAGACGGTAAAGGATCAACCAAATCAGAGGTATTAATTCTGAAATTTTGGTTGAAATTTACGGATCGAACTAACATAAGATATTCGGAACGTGACATAATGGAATCCTCAAGGAAGGTTAGTTGGTTATCTGTAAGACCCCTTGCGAAAGCAAGTGTAGGCACGTGAGTGCCCAAGACCCCCTTCGG